AAGCCAACTTCCAGCGGCTGCAGCAGCCCAAACCCAAACGCCGCCGCATCCAGTGGCCGCCGCTGCAACCACCCCAGTGCTGACGTGCCCAGATTTCACGCACCGCTGGCCCTACCCTGAAGCGACAGCAGCAGGTCCGTTGGGGACACGGGAGGCTGCTTGCTGCTGTCGGGGTGATCTCGAGGACGCCAGGGTTCGCCCTGGGAGATCATCCCCTGCTTATGCCTAGCCATGGCACATGTTCATGTTCAGCTCTAGAGTGACGCCGCCTTCNGTCCCCCCGCGTCATGCTGACCGGCTCTGATCTGCTCGCCCACGTCAAAGACTTCAGCCACCTCTCCAAATCCGAACTGGTGCGCCGCTGCGGCTACGTTTCCCTCAAAAAAGACGGCACCGAACGCCTCAACTTCACCGCCTTCTACGAAGCCCTGCTCAGTGCCAAAGGCGTCGAAGTCGGCCTGCCCGCCAAGGGCGCCAAGGGTCCCGGGGGCCGCAAGCTCAACTACACCACCAAGGTGCAGTTCAACGGCAACCTGCTGGTCGGCAATGCCTACACGAGCCAACTCGACCTCAAGCCCGGCGATGTCTTTGAGATCAAATTGGGCCGCAAGGCGATCACCTTGATCCCGGCAGGCAGCAACGCCGAGGAGGGCGGCGCCACCGCCAGCAGCGGCGCCTGCCCGATGCCCAGTGCCACCACCGTCGCCGCCACCTTTGGCGCTGCCGATGTGGCGATCCCCGCTGCCGCGGAGCTCAGCGCCGCACCGCGCGAGTTGGCCATCGCCTGATCGCCTGGGGGCCGCCGCCAGAATGAACTGACGCGGCCCTCCTGCCATGGCCCTGGCCCAGCAGCACTCCCGTGCCTTTCTGTGGATGCTCGGTGGTGTCTGGACCATCACGCTGACCATGTGTGGCGTCCAGGCGGGCCTGTGCGAGTGGCGTGCCAAGGGCAGCAACGGCAGCTGCGGCAGCGAGTGGCAACTGGCCGTCGTCACCGCCACCGGCATGGGCCAAACGCTGTTCTCGCTGTTTGCCCCAGTGCCCGGCAGCAGCCGCCGCCCTGATCCCCGTCAGCCATGAGCTCGCTGCACTGGTTGCTGGATCTGGGCGTCAGCTTTGTGCTGCTGGGCCTGCTGGAAGCGCTGGTCAAACCCCTGGCCAAGCGCTGGATGCGCCGCCGGCTGCTGCGCTACGGGCCCGCCGCCCTGGCGCTGCTGGACCGGCAGCTGCCCCAGCTGTTCGGGCAGCTCGATGGCTCCCAGCTCGAAGCGATCGTGCGCCACAAACTCGAATCGCTCACCGGCGAATCCTGGAGCGACGCCGACCTCGACGCCCTGTTTGCGCTCTACGACCCGCGGCTCACCGCCAATCATCATGTTCAACCCTGACACCTTGTTCGCGTCTTTGCGCCTGCTGCTGCTGCGGCTGGGCAAAGCCTTGATCCGCCTGAGCCTGGATGCACCGTTGCGCCAGGACTTGCGCACTGTTTATGCACGCTTGGATGGTCAAATCCCAACACTGTTGCCCACCGCTAGTCCGGTGGAGATGACCGGCGCAATTGCATCGACGATTGCCGATGTCACGGGCCACAAAGCCACCAGCGCGCGAATTGATGCGGTTGTATCGCTCTACAATCCAGTTGCAGCCACCCTTCGCAATCTTCGCCAGTGAGTGATCAATCGTCCGTTGATCCCAAGACCAAACCGGTGATCGCCGGCCACAACACCTGGACCCACACGTTGTTGGCTGGTCTGAAATTGGATCACCTCAATGTGCTGGGCCTCAACCTCACCTTGCGGCCCAACGACATCGCCACCTTGACCGCCACCATTGCGGTGGACCTGGAGCAAGATGACGCGGTGCGCCAAGCCCTCGAGCACCGCCAATTCGCCCTGCTGGAGCTCACCGACGAACCGGAGATCGCCATCGGCGAGCTGCCCGCCAGCGAGCTGGTGAGCGCACCCGAGAGCAAACCGGAGCCCGAAGCTGAGCCAGCCAAGCCCAAGACCAAGCGCCGCAAGGCAACCGCCCCCGCTGCCGCCTAAGCCATGGCCGTCAAATCCAAAACCGGCGTGGCCGCCAGCCGCCTGGAGTTCAAGCGCAGCGGCCCCAAGAAAACCCGCCAGGGCAACGGCGCCCATTCGCGCCCCCGCGGCTCGCGCAAACTCAGACACGGCCAAGGCCGCTGATCAAGGTTACGCTTACTGGGTCACCGCGCTGCTGGCGCAGTGCTCTCCGTCCCTGGTTTCAGGGCCGCCCCAGGACGCTGGGGTGTCAATGGTCGCGCGGTCGGGCCTCCCGGCTGCCGTGACCCGTCGCGCCGGGGACCGATTCGGCAAGCGCGGCCTCAGAGCCCAGGCCCCTGGTCCGCCCCTGCGGCGGTTCACGCCTGGGCCTTCTGCTGTCTGCCCCTGGGCGCCGGTGGCACGATGGCCTGTCGCCCCTCCTGGCCATGGTCGGCCTGATCCGCCTGATTTGCGAACCCGATGAGCGCCGCCCGGAAGGGCCTGAGCGCAAGGTGTTCGACGTGCCTGCCAGCGAGGCCCCCAACCTCAAGCGCCGCCTCGAGCGCAACGGCTGGACCGTCACCGAAATCCCGCTCTGAGCCTCAGGCCACCAGCCCCTCGATCCACTCGATCTCGGTTTCTGGGCTGTCCATCATCAGCACATTGGCCGCCAGCGCCGCGCAGTAGTCATCGACGGCGGCCTTGTCGCCGCCGGTCACCACCCACTGGCCGTTGGGCCGGTGCACCACCGTCAGGTTCTTGAGCTGCTCGACGCCGCGCTCGTTCGGCGGCAGCACCACCAGGCCGGCATTGAACAGCTCGCGCAACTTGCTGTAGGCCTTGGTCTTGGTCGCCTGGCTCCAGATGAACTCCTTGATGTCGAGGTGATCCTGCAGGTTCTGAATCGAACCGGACGAGCTGTATTGGTCCATCGTCACCACGGCAAACCCCCAGCGGCGGTGCATGGTTTTGATCCACAACTCCACCTCTTTGACATCGACCTGCAGCACGCTGGTTTCGCCCTGGCTGGTCTGCTTGAGCACCCGTTTGGTGGCTTCAAAGGCGTGCCACAGGTCCACCACCAGGTGGTTGCCTTCCCAGTGGCAGACGCAGGCGGTGTAATCGTCGCGGTTGCCCTTGGCCGGGTCCAGCGACAGGTAATACTGGCCGAAGCACTCCTCCCGCGGCGCCCCAAAGGAGCGCCGGTGGTCCACCGAATCATCGATGATGCGGCTGTCGACCAGGCCCTGGGCGTTGGAGATGAAGTTGGCGCCGTACTCGACGGCGAACATCTCTGGGTCGCGCTTCTTCTCAGCCGCCAGAAAGTCCGGGCTGATGCGCGGGTTGACCACCCAGGTGGGCTTGCGGAAGCCCAGCATGTTGGGAAACTCCTTCTCGCCGTCGCTGCGGATCGAGCTGGCCTGCTCGAACAGCTTGTAGAAGATCCCGGCTTTGATGCCCGGGCTCGAGAGGGCGAACAACTTGCCGTAACGCCCGAACTGGGCCATCGACGGCGCCAGGGCGGTGTAGATCGCCTCGCCACCGGCATTGACCTCGCTGCCGCCGATCGCAAACGCCAGCTCGTCCATGATCAACAGCGGACAGGCCGCACCCCGCGCCGCCCGGGCGCTGGTCGGGATGCCGATGAACTCCACCCCGTTGGCCAGGGTCATCGACATCTCCTTTTTGCGGGTGACCAGGTGGGCAAACGGCGAGTCAAGAATCAATTGCTGGATGCCGCCAATGGCAATCTTGGATTGGTCCTCACTGTTGGCCACGGCGATCACCCTGAAGGTTTCGCCCTTGCGCAGAAATTGCCGGTAGATCGGATCCATCACCAAACCGGCATAGACCGCACTCACCTGGGCCATCAGTGTCTTGCCGGAGCGACGACCAAGCGCAAAAATGCCATAGTTGTAATCGTGATCCCAATACTCGGCCAACATCTTTGCCTGTTCTGGGTACAACTTGAGGCCCAAAACACTCGTTGCGAAGTCCAGGATGTGAAGTTTTGGCTGCACGGTCTCGGTATCCTGCAGAGGAGGAGCGATGGCAATGACGCAAGCTAAGAACAGCCAGCAAGTTCGCGCCGATGGATTGGCCGATGTGCTGGCATCTTTTGGCGCTCAAGCCACCGGTTCATCCTCGCCGATGATGGTGTTTCGCAATCCCGTGTCGGGATTGGGCACCAGCCGCGATCGGCTGATCTACACCCAGCTCAATGACGCCGCACTGCTCGATCGCGAGGATTGCGATGCGCTCTACATGCACTGGATTTGCCGGCGCGTCGTTGATCACGTCGCCGATGAAATCACCCGGGTCGGCTGGACCGTGCAGATGGGCCTCGACTCCAACGCCACCGAGGTGCCCGGCATCGAAGCGGCCCTGCGCCAGCTCGACGCCGATGCGGCGCTCAACGAGGCGATCAAGGCCGCCCGCCAGTACGGCGGCAGCGCCATCGTCATGTACCTCGATGACGGGCGCGACGCCTCTGAGCCGGTCGACTGGGCCAACCTCAAAGCGGTGACGGGCCTCGAGCCGGTGGACCGCTGGTACCTGCTGCCCGACATCCAGCCGACCACCGTGCGCTACAGCCGCCCGGAGCACTACGACCTCAACCTGCTGGACCAGCTCAACACCGGGCCGACGAAGATCCACCGCGAGCGGGTGCTGCGTTTTGAGGGCCGCCGCCTGCCGTTCCGCCTGCAGCAGGCCAACCAGGGCTGGGGGATGAGCGAGCTGCAGCCGCTGCTCGAGGCGGTCTCGCGCTACACCCATGCCCTGGGTGACCTGCAGCAGATCCTGGGTGACCTGGATGTCTTCACCCACAAGATCAAAGGGCTGGCGACGATGCTGGCCGCCGGCAAGGAGAAGGCGATCAAGGACCGCCTGGCGGTCAACGACCTCTCCAAAAGCCAGTACCGCGGCTTTGCGATCGACGCCGACAAAGAGGAGATCGAGTTTCAGAGCCGCAGCTGCAGCGGCCTGGCGGAGGTGCTCGAAACCCTCAAGGCCGATCTGGTCGGCGCCACCGGCTTCCCGGCCACCTTGCTGTTTGGCGAATCCCCCCAGGGGATGGGCTCCACCGGTCGCAGCGAAGAGCGGGACTTCAGCCGCACGGTCGAGGGCTACCGCGATGCGATCGTGCGCCCGCCGTTGATGCAGCTGGCCTACGCCCTGCTCGCCAGCCGCGAGGGCCCCACCGGCGGGCGGGNGCCAGCCGATTGGATGGTCAGCTTCCCCAGCCTGTTTGTGATGAACGAGCGGGAGCTGGCGGACCTCAAGGCGCGGGTGGCGGCCAGCGATTACCGCTACTGGACCATGGGCGTGCTCAGCGCTGGGGAGATCGCCATGAGCCGCTTTGCGGGTGCCGAATACAGCCTCGAAACCACGCTGGACATGAGCCAGCGCCAGGCCGATGGCGCGCTGGAGGACACCAAGATCGCCGAGCTGCTGCGCACCCAGGGCAAGGCCGATCCGGCGCTGCAGGCGGTCACCGGTGAGGTGAACGGGCCACCGGGCATTCGCGGCTTGTCGAAGACCGGCGAGCGCAGCGATCCGACCGACAACGAACAGGGCAGCCTGCCGATCGAGGGTGAGCGCACCGCCGGCGACAACAACGAGGCGTCCTAACGCCATTCATAGACTTGATCAGCTGTTTTGGTTGTGATGTCTCGTCGTCCGTTGGCTGCCGACCTCTGGGAGCAGGCCCTGCTCAATGGACGCCGCATCCACCCCAGCGATGACGCTGCCGCCCTGACCTGGGCTGAGCAGTGGTATGGCGCCCAAGGCGGCCTGTTCGATGGCCCCGCCGCCGCCGAGCCCGCCCCCGCTCCAGAGCTCGAACCCGCCGCCGACCCGGCACCGGAGCCCGACCCGGAACCGGTGGCGGCTGCCGCGCCGGAGGCCCCCAAGCCCGCCAGGCCCCGCAAGCGCGCCCGCGTCGAGGGCGGCCAGTTCAAAGGCGACGACCCCGCCACCCCCGAGACCAACGAAGCCTGGGAGGGCGGCGACGCCGCCTGAGCCAAGCCTGGCTGCTCAGCGGTATTGCACCGTGCAGCGGCAGTTGCTGCGGCAGCTGCAGTCCACCGTCGGCAGCGGCAGCAGGCCCAGTGGCATCCAGCCCGCCGCCGCGTAGCGGATGCACTCAGCGCAGTGTTCCACCGGCGCCAGGAGGCGCCGCATCTCGACCGGCAGCGGCCCCTGGGCCTGGGCTTGGCGTTGCCCCGCCCAGAAGCTCAGCCGGCTTTTGGCCAGGTACAGGCGGGCCCGCGCCCGGGCCTGGGCCCCGCTCAACCGTCCAGCCGCCAGATCCTGGCCAAAGCCCTCGAGGTAGCGGTATTCGTCCTTGAGGATTCGCCCGACCGCCAGGAAGTCCGCCGGGGTGGTGTGGGCGATGCCGCCGCGGCCCAGGAGGAACTGCCCCAGGTGCAGCTGCTTGAGCAGCAGCGCCAGCGACCGCTGCCACTCCCCCAGGGCGGTGACCCCCTGGGCCAGGGCCAGCACCTGGGCTTCCAGGTCGCGGCTGGCGGCGGCAATGCTGCGCTCGGTCAACTGCAGCGCATCGCGCTGCGACAGGAACCGGCCCGTGGCGGCATTGCGGTAGCGGGCGGTGGCGGTGTCAAAGCTCCAGTCCGGCTGGCGGTAGACCGCATCAGCGCGGTGGATCGCCTGCTCCAGGCTCAAGCCGGTGAAGGTGGGCATCAGTCGAGCAGCTGCTGGTAACGGCGCGGCACGGCGCGGGCGAACCGGTCCAGGGCGGCGCTGATGTCCTGCGGCGCGATCTCAGCCAGATCCAGCAGCTCGCGGTAGGTCAAGGGTGTGCCGCGGGGCTGCAGGGGCTCAACGGCGTCGCGGCGGGTTCGCTGGGGCTGGGACATGCGATCCACTGCTCGCGGACAACTTCCTGCTTCACCCTAACTTCGACGGGCAAGAGTGTATGAATGTCCACTTGCAAGGCATTGGCGATCACCAAAAGGATGTCAACAGTGATCGCGGTCTGACCAAGTTCCAGCCGGCCAATGCGACTGCGCTCGTAATTCATCCGATCGGCCAGTTCTTGTTGACTCCAACCTCTTTCCAGGCGCAGCTGACGCACGATCAGTCCAACTCGCTTGGAAAATTGCACTGCGCCAATAACGCACATCCACGGGTCCATAATAGATTCGCAAGGCATTACTCAGGCAATGCAAGGCCTCCGATACGACACGGGGATTCTTACCGGTCCTGAAAAAACCGAGGAAGGATACCTGCGTTGCTGGGCAACGATTGCACGCACTGGCGTTCAAACCTACAAACGGTCAGACGGCAGTGAAATCGTGGAATACCGCCCGGCAGAGGAGGTCGGCAAAGTGGACAGCCTCGCCTCATTTGCAGGCAAAGCTGTCACCCTGGAGCATCCTCCTGAACTGCTGAACACCGACAACACCAGCCACTACCAAGTGGGATTCACCGACAGTGAAATCCTGTTTGATGGCAGCTTTGTGCGGGTGCGGATGACGATCACCGATGCCGAGGCGATTGCCGCGGTCGAAAGTGGCGCCACCCCCGAGGTGTCAGCCGGGTATCAGGTGGAGCTCGAGCCCCGATCTGGTGTCACGCCAGACGGTCAGCGCTACGACGCTGTTCAACGATCCATCGCCGGCAACCACATCGCCTTGACCCGCAAAGGTCGAGCCGGTGCGGCGGTGAAGGTGCACTTGGACAGCACCGATGCAGTGGCCGTGCCTGCAGACCCCCAACCGCTTGGACACAAGCCCATGGCAAAAATCACCATTGCTGGGGCGGAATTTGAGGTGAGCGAGGCCGTCGCTGTCGCTTACACCACCGCCCAGCGCGACGACGCTGCCCAGCAGCACCACAAGCTCGATGCGCTCGAGCAGGTCAAGACCACGCTTGAAGCCCAGCGCGATGAGCTGCAGGCCAAGCTCGATGCCGCCCTCGGCACCAGCGATGAGCTCAAGGCCCGCATCGACGGCCTCACTGCCGACCTGGAGCAGGCCCAAGCGGCCCGCACCGATAGCGCTGGCGATCTCGAGGCCCGTCTCGATGCCCGCCTGGCCCTGATCGACAAGGCCCGGGTCGTGCTCGACGCCGACTTTGAGTTCAAAGGCAAGAGCGACCGCCAGATCCATGAAGCGGTGATCACCGCCATCCATGGCGACAGCCTGGAGCTCGCCGAGCGCGCCGATGCCTACGTCGAGGCCCGTTTTGATGCGGTGATCGACCTGGCCGCGCGCAGCGATTCCAGCCTGCCCCTGCGCCAATCCGTGGGTGCCGCCCTGCGCACCGATGGCGGCATGAAGGGCGGCGACAAGGCTGCCGAAGCCCGCAAGCGCTACCTCGCCGAGCTGGAAGACAGCTGGCAGGCCCCGGCCCGTAAATCCAAAGGAGTCAACTGATGGCTATCACCATTACCCCCGTGGCCGCCAGCGGCTCTGGCGGGGTGCAACAGACCTACCCGCTCAAGCACGGTGAAGCCCGGCTGGGCGCGATCTACGACCTCAGCGGCTACACCTCCCGCTCCAAGGTCAACAGCGCCGCTGCGGTGCTGGCCTTTGGTCAGCCCCTGTCGGCCAATGGCGAAGACAAGGTGCGGGCCTACACCAAGGCCAACGGCTTTGCCGGCTTTGCGCTGATCTCCGACACCTTCGTGCCGGGCACCAAGAGCAGCACGATCAACAGCGCCAGCAAGAGCCTGCCCGGCTACCCCAACCAGCAGGTCGTCAACGTGCTCGAGAGCGGCACCATCTGGGTCTACACCAACACCGCCGCTGTCCAAGACGGCGTGGTGGCCCTGCTGGATGCCGGCGGCGATGTGGTGGTGGCCTCCGGCACCGCCAACAGCTCTGACATCAAGGCCCGCTTCCTGGCCAACGCCGCCGCTGGCGAGCTGGTCCCGATCCAACTGGGCGACATCGGCCTCGCCCCTGAACCCGCTGCTGCTTGATGATCATGAACAAGACCGTTCGCCTTGATGATGATGGGATTTGGCTCTCCAGGGAGCTGGAAACCATCGAAGCTCGGGTCTTCGAGAAGAAGTACGCCGACATCATCTACCCGCAAATCCTGCCGGTAGACACCACCACCGTCGACAACGCCTCCGACACCTACACCTACCGCATGGTGGATCGGGTCGGCAAATTCCGCGTGATCCAGGACCGCGCCAGCGACCTGCCCCGCGTCGATGTGTTCCGCAAGGAAACCACCATGAAGGTGATTTCCATTGCAGCGGCCTACGCCTACACCGTGCAGGAAACCCGCGCCGCCCGGCGTCAGGGCTTTGGCCTGCAGGAGCAGCGGGTGCAGGCAGTGCGCCGCGCCTACGAGGAGAAGGTCAACGACGTGGCCCTGTTTGGCGACAGCACGGTGGGCATTGAAGGCTTCTTCAACAGCACCAGCGTCGACAAACTGAACGTCACCCAGACCTGGATTAGCAGCACGGCCACCGCCGACGAGATGCTGAAGGTGCTCAACACCGCCGTGTCCTACATGGTCAAGAGCACCAACATGGTGGAGCGCCCCAACACCATGCTGATGGCCTACGAGGACTACAACGTCCTCTCGACCACACCCCGCAGCGCCACCAGCGACACCACCGTGCTCCAGTATTTCCTGGAGAACGATCCGTACATCACCCAGATTGTTCCTGTGAACGAGCTGGATGAGTACGCCGGTGCCAACAAGAACCGGATGGTGCTCTACAACCGGGATCCCGAGAAGCTGCGTCTGCACATCCCCCAGGTGCTGGAGTTCTTCCCGCCTGAGCGCAGCAAGCTCGAGTACGAAGTGGCCGCCCATGGCCGCGTGATGGGCACCACCATCTACTACCCCAAATCCGTCCTCTACGTCGATCAGGTCTGATTGCCATGACCACCATCAGCTACCGTCCCGAGCTGGAAAATCCCTCCCGGGATGCTGCGCTGGCCTTCTCCTTTGTGGATGAGACCAGCAAAAGCATCCGCACCTTCACGCTCAGCCCAGGCGTCAATCGTCAAATCGACGACTCCACCTGGGCGGCGGTGAAGGACACCCCCGCCATGCAGGCCCTGATCAAGATCAACGCCGTCGAGGTGCTGGCCGCCGCTGACCGTTCAGCGGATGTGCCACCAGGTGCCCCGCCGGAGTTGGCCGATGTGATGGGTCTGCCGGTGACTGATGCGTTCAAGGTGATCGAGCGCTCGTTCGATGAAGCGTTCCTGACGACCTGGAAACAGGCCGAAGGGCGCAGCACGGTGATCAACAAGATCAACCAACGGCTCAACCGCATTCAGGCAGGAGAGGGCTGATGGCCGTCACGACAGCGGTGTTTCTGGCGCGGTTCAACGAGTTCGGCAACCAGGCGACGGCGACCGTCAGCGCCTGCCTGCAGCAGGCGGACCGCGAAACGGACACCACTGTCTGGGGCGACCTCCATGACGATGCGACCTACTGGCTGGCAGCCCACCTGCTGGCCTTGCGCATCCGTGAGGTGGGCATGTTCACCGGCGCCACGCCGGCCAAGCACTACCTCAATGGCCCTCAAGTGGGAACCGACACGCCCTTCAATTACAGCGGCTACAGCGCCACGTTGTATGGACAAGAGTTCATGCGGCTGGAGCAAGGTCGCTTGCCATCCACGATTGGGTTCGTGGGATGAGCACAACCCTGGGCGCGTTTGAACCCTATGCCAACGCCACACTGAGTGTGGATCTGGCGGTGGCACCGTTGGAGGACACCGAAGTCACGGGATGGATCACTGATCCGACCACCGGCAACTTCATTCCCAATCCCGAACCAGACGGCGATGTGGGCTCACCGCTCAGCCGGCGAACCTACAAAGCCCATCTTCGTCTGGCGCGGATGCCCCAACTCAATCGAGCAGCGGGCGTCAACAGCACCACTTTCTTTTTGGAAGGCAAGCTGTTGGAACCTTGGCAGTTTGATGACCTGATTGCACCCAATCAGATCTTCGACGCTGTTTACAACGGCTTGAACGGTCAGTACGAATTGCTCCCTGAGCAATCCATGCTGCCGGAATACAAGTCCATCCTCGGCACACGGCTTTACGGCATCTTCCGTTTGTCCGGCGCCGGCCAAACCACTTGAGGGCACCATGGCCAACGTCATTACCCATCCCACACGGATTCAAAAATCTCGCGATGTTCTGATCAAAATTGGCGCTGTTTCTGGCGTCAACCGTCCGAGCGTCGAATACAAAGACGGCACCAATAAAACCGAGCTCTACCGCCTCAACAGCTCCAAGCTGTCGATGTATGAGTTCCAAGGTGCCACCACCTCCAACTTCCAGATCTCGGACGACGAAACCACCTATCGCTTTGTCGGCGATAGCGGCTGGTCCGATGGCGTGATCACCAACAGCCGCGTGCAGATGTCGGTGACCGCCTACTTCCTCAAGAACATGAGCTGGGTGGGCAGCGAGCAGCAGCCGACCTATGTGAACAAGCCCGGCACTTTTGACGAGGGCCACAGCATTGTTTCGCAGTTCAAGAACAACAAGGACTTCGAGGCCTGGATCGAGATCTACAAGCTCATCGACGCCATTGAAGGCGGCGTCTACGTCTACGACGTGGCGGCCTTTGCCGGCACCCTGATGAACTACCAGGAGAGCTACCCGGCTGATGGCCTGGTCGAGTGCTCCTTCGATGTGATGAGCCGCGGCGAGGCCTACATGGGCCTGGGCGAGTTCATCAATCCGGTCCGCACCGGCCTGCCCAACCGGGTGATCCTCCCGTCCCTGCCCACCTTCGACGACGGCGGTGCGCTGCTGCGTCAGGTCAAGGCTGAGGTGCTGGTGGGCTCCACCACCACGGTGATCCCCAACAGCGGCGGCCTGAGCGGTGTGGCCACGGCCCAGACCAACGGCCTGGTGTTCTCCTACGAGAACGGCGCGGCCACCCCGGCGGCGCTGACCAACGTGGTGGCCGGCGACGGCACGGTGACCAAGCCCCGCGCCCGCATCGTCAAGGTGGCGGACAAGAGCTTCGTGCCGGCAGCGGTGACGGTGGATGCCACCAACGCCCAGGTGGTGGTGACCCCCAGCAGCACGCTGGAATCGGGCGCCGCCTACTACGCCGTGGTGGAAGACGGTGCCCTGCTGCAGAAGGTGGACGCGGCTGGGGTGTCGAGCTCCAGCGGTGAAGCCAAGCCCCTGGCGGGCCTGAAGACCGGCATCTTCACCACCGCTTGATTGCTCACGAACAAGTGACACAAACAAGGCGCCTAGACTGGTTTCAGCTAGGCGCTTTTTTCATGGCCGAACTGCTGGGGGAGTTCCGCGCTGCCGTGGTGGCCGCTGCCCAGCAGGCGATGGCGCAGATGCAATTTCAGATGCTGGCTGAAGCGGAGATTGCGATTCAGGAGTTTCGGTGGGAGTGGAAAGGGCCGATCAGCGACCGGCGCGCGATCATCGACACCGGCAACTTGATGAATTCCGTCGAATGGAGTGATGTGGAATTGCAGCAAAACAGCATCACTTATTCGCTGAGCTGGGATCCGGTGGATCCTGAGACCGGCGAGCACTACGGCACCTTGGTGCATGACGGTCAAGCGGGCTACTTCGAGGGCGAGGAAGGCGGTGACTTTGCCAAGGACTACACGGCCCGCCCGTGGACGTTCCTGCTGATCCCGGCGGAGCAGCGCGATGACAGCAGCCTCAACACCGACATCGGCCCGTCGACCGAATCGCTGCCCGAAGACGGCTGGGAGGCGTCCTTGCAGGCCTTCACCCGCAGCCTGCGCCAGGAGCTCTCTCGCAGCATGAAGGTGACCGCATGAACGTCAAGCAGCTGCGCCAGGTGCTCGAGCAGGTCCTGGGCTACTACACCTATGCCCCCAAGGCCGGCGGCGGCTGGAGCCGCACCGCCCGCAGTGACGCACCAGGCTTCTACTACCAGAAGCGCCGCAAGGTTGGGCCGGCCTTCTATGTGCAGGGCCGCCAGCGGGTGCCCAGCGGCTGGGACATCAAGGGCCTGGAGGCGGTGCTGGTGGAGAAGCCGCGCACGCGCATCTGGGGCCACCTGGGGGCCCTGGAGCGCTGGCAGCACTGGACCCTCTACCTGCAGCAATACGACCTGAGCCAAACGGTGCAGGACGCGGAGCTCAAGGTGCTGCGCCACTTTGCCGGCGACGCCCAGTCCACCTATTGGCGCAAAAACGCCGAAGACCTGAGCGATCGGGTGATGATCACGATCAAGACGGTGGACCTCGATCTGGTCGAGTATCCGCTTGATGCCGACCTGGGGTCGGTGCCGTCGCCGGTGGAAGCGAGCAGCCAGCCGAGCTTTTTTGATTCATGAATCGCGATTTGTTGGTTAGCGATTGCGAATCGTTTTACCTGATCAACACCAAGTTGCGCGACAACGGATACGTTCATGCCGGGGCGCTGATTTGCGTAAATACCACGCAAGCCATTGCTACATTCACGCTGACCGATCAAAAGTTCAGGCTTTTAGTCCCCAAAAGCTGTTTGGACGCCGGTCAAATCACCAAAACCTTCAACCTCGATCTCCCCGTCCTCGATCGCGATGAGCAAGTACGCATTCCTCATTCACGGTGATGAAGGTCAATACGAGCAGATCAACGATCGGTTGCGCCTGCGCCAATACGGTGCCTGGCTGATCGCCGAGAAGATCCAGCAGGACCGCCTGGCCAAGCAGCAGGCCCGGCAGGTGCTCTCGGCGGTGCAGCTGGCCAAGCGCATTGCCGATCGCGAGAACATGAGCGTCGAGGAGGCCTTTGCCCGGCTGCAAAACCAGGGCGAAGCCGACAACGCCCTGATGCTGGCGGACTACCTCGATGAGGCCCGCGACATGGTGGAGGGCGGCCTGAGCCGCAACGAGGCCGACGCCAAGGTGATCTCGATTTTCATGCGCACCCGCGGGGAGGGGCTGATCAAGGGCAAGTGGATCGGCCTGAGCGACTGGAGTGACGGTGACACCGAGCTGCTCGACGAGGAGCTCAAGGACAAGGTGATGCTGTTCATCAATGCCGAGCAGATGGGCGGCAGCGCCGCCGAAGACCTGGATGAGGAGCCGGCGGACGAGCCGCTCGAAGCGCCGGAGGCTTCTGAGGGAAAAGCGCGTGGCAGCGCATCGAAGCGGAGTGCATTGCCGCCCTTGAGCACCGCGACGACTGGGACGGTTGCTACGGACGAATCGCCGCTAGTGGCCTAGCGCTGCCAGAGTTTGGCGCCGAGCGTTTTTCGCAGCTGCCGATCAGCACCTTGAACCTGGTGCTCAAGGAAATCGACCGCAAGGAAAAAGCCGACGCCTATTTCCATTCCATCAGCGTGGCGCGATTGGCCCATTTGGTGGTCGGCGGCCTCGGTGGCAAGGATGCGGCACAGAAGATCAAGTTCAACGACTTGATGCCGTTCAAAGCCAGCGACATCTTTGGCCGTCAGGAAAGCGATTGCACGCCACGCACCCGTTTGGTCATCGAGCGATTGATCAAAGCAGGGCGTTTGCCATTGTTCTTGATGCCGGTGCTGATGGATGAGTTGGATGAATAGACGACAGTAGGATTGCTGTATTGAGATGTAGAAGTCAGTGGCTCAAGTTCAGCTTGATCTTGCGCTCGGGCTTGAGGCGTTCCAAGCCAAGGTGGCCGCCGCCGAGGGGATGCTGCTGCGGCTCAAGAGCAAGACCGATGCCGGTCTGTCGCTCAAGGCCTATCTCGACACTTCCAGCCTGCAAGATCAGCTCAAGGCCGCGCAAAAGGTGCTCTCCCAGGGCAGCACCCAGATCAAAGTTGCCACTGATTTTTACAAAACCGGCAGCCAATACGCCATTTCAGCGACCAAGCTGAAGACCCAGATCATTGATCCGATCCAGCAGAAGGTCGCTGGCGATCGCAAATACACGATCAAGATCGGCACCGAGCTGGCGTTTGACCAGAGCTCGCTCAAGCAGATCGATGCGATCGTCGCCAAAGCCAAGGCGTCGCTGGAATCGGTGCAGCGCAGCACCGCCGCCACCCGGCAGCAGCTGGCCCAGCTGACCCAAACACCTGCGCAGGGGGGCCTGGATGCGGCGGCCTTGCGCAAGCTCCAAAGCGCCGCGGGTCAAGCGGGAATCAAGAGCAGCGCCATGGGTGCCACGGAATTGCGCAAGGAGCTGCGCACCGCCTTTGCCAAGGCCAGCGATGACGCGATCAACGGCCTGGCCCAGGGCTTGGTGGCCAAGTCCTCGACCGTCGTGGATGCCAGCACCAAGACCGGGCAAGCGCTGATCAAGGCGCTCAAAAAATCCTTGGGCATCGCCAGCCCGTCCAAGGAGACCGCCAAGCTCGGCCAGGCCTCGGCGGATGGCTTTGGCCAGGGGTTTGTGCGCGGCATGGCCAGCTGGGAGCGGCAGATGGCGCAGGCCATTCGCGCCTCGATCAGCCAGGCGTTGCAGCAGGGCTTGCGCAATGCTCCCAGTGCCGGCGTGGCCCTGGTGGCGTTCGAGCGGCAGATGGCCGCCAGCTTGCGCCAGGCGATCAGCACGGCGCTGCGCGAGGGCCTGTCCAGCTCGGTGGGACCGGGCCTCAAGGGCTTGGCTCTTGGGGCCGCAGGTGGCGGCGCTACTGGGGGAGCGATCGGCGGAGCCGGCGCACTCAAGGGGGTGGCGGCCAGTGGGCTGACCAAGCTCGGGGCGGGCGGTCTGGCAGGCATGGCCGGAAAACTCGGTCACCTGGCGGTTGGGGACACCAGTGGGCTGACAGGGTTCCTGCAGGACGCGATGGCCCAGATCGTCCATGCCGCCAGCAGTACCGGCGGGCAGGGGGCCCTGCTGGGGGCTGCTGCCGTGGGCGGCGTGGCGGGAGCAACAGGGCTAGCCAAAGGGGCCAGCAGCTCGCTGGTGCAGCAGGCGATCGGCGCGATCAAGGAGCGGATCTTGACGGCAGCGGTCGGCCAGGTGATGCGCGAGTTTGAAGCGGGCACTCCCGCCGGCGGCGCCCGGGCCATGGGCGGGGCCGGCAATCTGTTTGGTCTGCTGCAGAAAACGCTGCAGGGCACCGCCGAGGCGTTCCAGTCCCTGGCCGACGGCAGCGCCCCAGCCAAGGTGCGCAACCAGTTGTTGGGGATGAGCAGTGCGCTGCAGGTGGCCTCCACCCAGTTCGAGGGCATGGGGCAGCAGGCCGCGGTGATGGCCAACCGGCTGGCAGCCCAGGGGCAGGCGCAACTGCGCAGCGTGCAGTTGGCCGGGAATCTGCCGGGGGCCCCGATCGCTCGAGGCGGGCCGGCGGTGTGGCAACTGGAGAACAACCAGCCGCAGCCGGCCACCACCCGCTGGCGGCAAGCGGGGCCGGGGATGCGGATCGGCACCGGCTGGGGCGGCTTTGGCGAGCAGGGCGGCTTTGGCGCCTACGGGCCGCCGGCGGGCAGC